AATGAATGAGTAAGAAGATAATGGGAAACCATCAATGATTGGGTTCTCAATATCATTTGTATGAACATTGTCAAATGCTGGGTTCAACACAAACTTAACGTTAGCCAAGAATGGAATAACATAAGAAGTGTAAGCAAAACCAAAATTCAAGTCCATACCTTTACCAGTGATTGCACCGATATCAGCAGCCTGGATAAGAAGACCAGAAGAGATAGCCTCTTGTTTAATAGCCTCATTAACCATTCTCATACCACCCATACCAGTTTGTACAATCAAGCTACGTTTTGGATCTGGACCTTGGAACTCAACTTTACCATTGAAGAAGTTGTAGATCTCAGAACGGAACAAGTCAAGTGTAAAGTTATTTTTGTTGTATACTCTTTTGAATGAGTTATCCAACTGCTTCCAAAGACCCACAGACAATCTAACGTCATCTGGACCATCCTGACGTACTCTACCACCATGACCCCACATGAGGTATGTTTCAATGTCAGTTGCAATTTTGCTCAAGTGAGCAGCTTCCATGTTAGTCAAGAATGTACGTGACAAGTTACCATTGTCAAATGCTTTTTTAACAGCATCTTTACCCATTACTTTAACCATGTCTTCCAAAGAAGCAATTGATGGATCAATGTTTTTGTCAAATGTTCTCCAGATCTCAGTTACAGGAACTGTACCATCTGCATTCATACCACCTTTGATCATCAAGTCAGCACGGCTAGAGATAGAATAGTGTACGTGAGCTTCTGCACCACCTACGTAGTTGTAGAATTCACGGAAACCAGCATTAGTAATGATGTCAGAGAATCTTTCACCATACTCACCTCTTGCAGAACCTTTACGGAATACTTTAGTACCATTAGCCAAATACTTGTTATCAAGATATTTGTAGTTGTCATTGTTTACTAACTGAACGGTATAGATAAAACCATCACCAATAGGAAGAATATCTTCTGCAGTAATGTACATCTCAACACCATTGTATTTGTCATAAGTGATAATATCACCATGTCCAAATTCTCTGCGGTTTAATTTAATACGGAAAGTAGTACCTTCAATACCTTTGAACTCATTGTCTGGTTCAATATCCTCAATAACATAAGGAAGGTCAATAGATACAGGAGTCTGCCATCTATATTCCCCACGTGCATTATCTACTTGGATAACATTTTTGCCACCAAATGAAGACATTTGATAAAGAGGCATTTCTACTTTTTGAGCCATAGCCCATAGATCCACTGGACCAAGATCCATTGGTTCAGCATCTTTCAGCATGTTCACCAAGTGGTAAGAATCCACATGGGAACTTGCGTTGTAAGCGGTATCCCTAAGGAATATACCATTGTTTAAAACTGGAGTTGCCATTTGTATATATTAATTTAAATTGTTACTAATTAAAATCTCTTAAACAAATTATTTGGTCTTGAGATTGTTCTTTGTTGTGGTTTAGAACTTGATCTTCTTGGTTCTTCATTTTCTGTATTTGAAGATCCAAGTTTTTTAGATTGTTCTGTTTTTAATTGTCTTACTGTTTTTTCTACAGCTGCTTTTGAACCTTGTTCTTTTATCTTTCCTTTGTAATCATCTGGATCAGCTAGTAACCAAAGTGCCTCTGCAATGAGATCATGTCTTGGTTCTACAAACTGATATTTCTCTAATAAGTGCCCTAATAAATTAGTAGGCTTACCAGAGATTGATGGATAACTTGGTTGTACTAATCCTGAGTATAACATACTTTGAACTTTTCTATCAAGTTTAACTCCACCAAGTTCACCAACTGAAAGAGTATTATACACATTATCTGTATATGCTCTTGCCTGTTCTTGTTGTTGTTCTTTTTTATATTCTTGTTCTGCTAATTGTCTTGCAACAATCTCATCTTGCATTTTATCTAACTTTGGTTTAAACTGTTGAGCTTTTTGCTCCAGTCTACCCATATCAGACCAATCATTAATTTCTGCTTCAATTTCTTCTGGTGTACCAAACTTTGTAGCATACAAGTATTGTCTTGCAATTTCAGCTTGATCATATTCATTTGTTGGATCTAACTGACGCATTTCTTCAACTTGAGCTAGTGTTCTAAACAAACCTTTAAGATCTGTTCCACCATCCGCTACATACTTAGCAGCATATTGAAGTTCTTCTGGAAGAGATTGAAAGAATTCTTTTGGAGTAGATTCTCTAATCTTATTCTCTCTTTCTTGGAAGTTAGCTTCAAATAACTCACGGAAATCTTTGGTAGTATATTCCTCTAATGGTTTATCATCATCAAAAGGAATAAGTGTACCTTCCTCAATCATTTTAAGTGCTAACTCAGTAAGACCAGACTTATCAACTTTTGGTCTTCCTTTGTTACCAGCATCTTCTTCTTGAGTAATTAAATTGTCTAGTTCTGCAAGTGCATCATTAACATCAACTACTTCTTCTTCCTTATCTTTAATTTCAGGTTCTACAGTTTTTGCTGTAGGTTTTTCAGTCTTGTCAAGGAACGAAGTGTCTACTTCTTCTTTAGAAAAAACAGACTTAGGTTTTTCTTCTGTTGAACTATTGTCTTCTGGTAACATCACATTGTCTGCACCAGGCATTCCAAATAATTCATCAATGTTTACATCCACCTGAGCAACCGTTGTTGACTCATGTATTTCATTGTTGTTGGTTTCCATGTTGGTTTTGGTTTTTATTTATAATATAATATAGTTATTAAATTTTAAAAATTTAAAATCCAATATTTAATTTTGCGCACTATATGGCTAACACTATTTCTTTTTATTATTCTTATCTGACTTTGAACCTGCTCCGCCATCATATTTGTTTTTATTAATACGTGCAATTTCAAGTTGTTTATTTGCTATATCTTGTTGAGCCTGAATCTTTTGCTGTTCAATATCTAGCTTTTGAGAATGTTTAACCATATCATCACTCTGTTTCTGTCTTTGAAGGTTAGATTGATCTCTATAGGCTTCTGTTTCTCTAATCTCTTTCATAGCATCTCTATAGTCAGACATTTGATTTTGATCAACATCTGCCATAGAACCATAACCAGCAGCTCTAATTTCTGCAACAAGAATATCTCTTTGTCTATCTTTTTCTTTCTCAGCCATTTGAGCATCAATCTTCATTTGCTCCATTTGTTGTTGCGCTTGAAGTTGTTGCTCTTGCATTTGCTGTGCTTGTTGCATTTCTTGTTGTTTCATCTGTTCTTGTTTTTGTTCAGATGCTTTTAATGCATTATTAAGTTCTGCAATTGAATCAGATTGAACAACTTTACCAAGATCATAAATAGAAGCACCGGTAGTATTATTCTGCATAGCCATTTGCTTTAATTGCTCAAGTATGGCTCTATTATTTGCAGTAGTAGTACAGAAAATATTAAGATCTCTCATTAATAAATCTGTACCATTAATTTCAAAGTTTACCTTTTCATCTGCAGCTGTAACATAAGTTAGTCTTGCGGATGGTTTAGTTGAATTATAATATTGTGCTAGATCAGTACGCATTTGATGTACTCTAGGCATAAGATAATCACAGTGTTGAATAAAGAATATTTCTGTTTGAGCATATGATGCTGAAGCAGCTTGTTCTACTCCTGTAGCAGTCATCTGAGATAATTGTTGTCCCATTCTTTGTGGGTTCACACCAATTACTTCATATGCTTGTTGTTTAAAGTGATTAGCAAGTTGTATCCTAGACATTAATCTTTCTGTTTGGGAAAGATCTAATTTTTGGAAATGCTGGAAATTTAATGCATTCTCAGTATTTGTAATAGATGTATCCAAAGGAAGCATCTGGAAATTCTTCATTGCAACATATGCTTTAGCAAGATTGTTCTTACCCCAATCTTCACCTAAGGAATGTCTAGGTAAAGTATTTTGGTCAAGCATAATAATTGTACCTAGTTCATCTACTAGAATATCTGCTATCTGATTATTTACAATGTTATATCCAATTTGGAATGGCTTCATTAAATCTAACAAAGCTGTTGACTTAGTATTTCTATCAGAAAAAACAGATCCTTCTACCGGAAGTTTGCAACCATACAAAGTACTATCTCCTTTAAACTGAAATCTAAGTGGACCAATTTCATTTTTATCAATTCCAATATATATTGGACTAAATCCTCCAGGGTTATTCATACCCCAGAATGATGGTAAATTTGGACCAATTTTAATTCCACCCCATACTTCATTAATCCAAATCCAATCTATATGCTCACCATATACAAGATTTTCCTTTGATTTGTTTTTATAAAGTCTAGTATCATAAATTGGTTTAGAACTAATCTTATAGTCTTCTGTAACTATTTCATTTAGTACTTCACCAAGTTCAGTAATTTTAGTTAAGTGTCCTACTTTTTTCTGTGACTTCCAGTAGCATGTAGTTACTCTTAATAAGTATGCAGTACCTTGATCATAATAATCTTCTCCTTCAGAAAGAATTTGATTTATAATATCCCCTCCTCCATATATAGAGTTAGCTGCTGCAGTTGTAAATTGTCTATATGCTAGTGATGGCATATTAGTATTCCATTCATGTGATTTAGTTGCATCATAGAATGTACCATCATTTTGATACCCACCTACAATATATCCTGCAGATCTAATTGGATATACAGCTTCTAATGCAGCAAGTTGTTCTTCTGTCATTAGATAACCATACTTATCAATAACATCAGATGGAGTAAACATATCTGTTTTACCTACCCATTGTGCTTGAGAAATATATCTTGCATCCGGAGACTTATGATAAAATGTTACTACAGGATTCCAAAGTTCTACTTCATAATCATCTTCTCTCATTTGGAAGTGCCAGAATTCTCTATCTGTGATGAGCATATCACGGAAACCTCTTTCTTCTAACTCATCCATTTTAAATCTTTCTACATCAACCTTATGTTGGTGTGTTGCCCATTGCTCAATCATTGAACGGTAGTCTTTCTTAAAGAACTGTTCAATTTCAGGTAGGGTCTTAAGATTATCTGGATTTAATTGTTGTTGTGCTTCTTGTGAACTTGGATCTAATCCTTGTTCTAATAATGCAGCTGTAATTTTTACTTGAGCATCAGCAAGCAAAGTATCCTCTACCATTTGTCTTTTTTGCTCAAGCATTTCATTATATGAAAACTCATCAGAAGATCTATATGTAAGTTTAGTAGATCTCTTTGCAAATTCAGCTACAAGAACATTAATAACATTTGGAATAATTGGATAGAATTTAAGCTCAAGTGCAGATGCATCTTCTTTTGTAAGTAATTCTACAATATCTCTGTACTCATTATCTTCTTCAACAATATAATCTGATCTGTCAATAATACCTTTTGCAAGCTTATAGTTTTTCATAAGCCTACGTGCATTTCTACGGATTTGTTTTAATCCCTGCCATTCAATCCAGTCAAGATTCCATGCAGCCCATTCCTGAGTTTTTTCTTTTTTAGGAATAAACTGTAATGGTTGAGTAATGCTGCCTAATCTTTGTTGTTCAGCTTTAGCACCATTTTTTATTTGAAGAGCATTTAATACCTGCATATCTATTACTTAATATTTCTAAATGGAGATCTTTTCATAGACATTCCACTAAATGAACCATTACTCCCCATATGGCGGAACGGGCTCTTATTTAATTTAAACAAATTATTTGACTTTTGCAAGTTTTTAGAGGCATCATCCATAACAACTCTCTTAGAATAACCACGGTTTGCATGTTGAATTCTCATAAATGCAACAAGTGCTGCAAAAGATACAAGTCTATCCACGTTAACCCCATCAGCATACTCTTGCATTTCTTTAAGTAACATAGGATCTGGAATGCGTTCTATACCATACTTAGTTCTTACAATAGTACCATCAGTTTTAGTTTCTACATCTAATTCTTCTTTACAATATTCAATAGCATAACTTAACAAGTGAGCTTTAAATAATGTACCGGTGTTTTTCCAACCATACTCTTGGAATACATTAGCATTCGCACCTAGATCTTTTAAGAATAAAATCTGACTCTTAGGTACTAGATACCTTTGTTTCTTTCTTGATATCATGTACTGAATAAATAATGAGATGTTATTTTCTATTACTGTCCAAGCATTATACCATTCTATAATTAACTCAAGTCTTTGGTGAGTTTTATTAATATCATCAAATCTACCACACCAAGCAGCTACTATCTTATCCTGTTCTATATATGTTTCTGTTTCTCCTGCCGTTACTTTAGTAACTTCTACTGGAGCTTTCATAATATAAATGGAACAGAGTGATTCTGATGTTGTAGTTTTACCTTCAGAAACGGGGTCAATAGATGCATAGTACTGACCAAAGGTAGGATCTTTAATTGGTCTTTCCCATACAACAAGTACACCAGTTTTATCTTCTGTTTTTTTACTTATTGGAAACTCTTTGATAGGTTGTTTATCTGTAGATCTTACAGCAACTTTTCCCATCTCATCGGTATAAATATCTAAGTGTTCATATCCATATTCCTTTTCTTCAATTCTTCTTGCTTGTGCCGCAACTAAGTGTGCTGGAAATACTGATACTGATCTGTGTGCAAAAGCTTCTTGAATATTTCTAGGATGCTGAGAAATACGCAACTGGTAATCTTCTGGAGAAAGTTCTTTTTTCCATTGCTCAAATTGAGCATCTAAAGCTATAAGAGCTTCTTCTACTTTTGAATTACCAAACTCATCTATGTATGGTGGCATTGACCATTGTTCAGGAATAAACAAACCTGACAAACCAACAGTTCCTTTGTTATCTATAAGATTAGTTTCTACAGCATAAATATCTTTAGAAAGTGGATTAAG